GCCGCTAAGACAATCTATGATACTTGTATTCATGCATATTACGAGAATGTAGATACTTCTACAACTGTACAGCTTGCAACTGCACCTACCATGAGACAGGCAGAAGAAGTGCTTGGTCCTTATAGAACTGCAATAGCAAGAGCCCCAGGTGATTTATTCAAGTTTTTGACAGAAGGTTCATTACAGAACACTACTGGCAACAAGAAAGATAGACTTAAGTTAGCTTCTACAAAGAAAGGAATACAAAACTTCATTACTAATTCTTTGTTAGAAGTTGTACCAATGTCTATCGATAAACTACAGGGTCGAAGAGATAGAGTAGCCACAGTTGACGAGTGGCTTTCCTGTGACATAAGAGAAGATCCCATAGGAGCTATAGAGCAGGGTTCTTCAAAGCTTAATGACTATTTAATCATAGCAACTTCATCGGAAGGAACCATACGAAATGGTGTTGGTGACACTATAAAAATGGAGTTGCTCAAAATCTTACGTGGAGAATACTACGCTCCACACATTTCTATCTGGTGGTATAAGCTAGATGACGTATCAGAAGTCGGAGATCCACGAATGTGGGTTAAGGCTAATCCTAATTTAGGTAAAACTGTTACGTATGAAGTTTACCAGAGAGATGTAGAAAGAGCTGAGAAGTCTCCTGAAAATAGAAATGATATCTTAGCAAAAAGATTTGGTATCCCTATGGAGGGTTATACCTACTTCTTCACTTACGAAGAAACTCAACCGCATAACAAACAAGACTTTTGGAATATGCCTTGTTCAATGGGAGCAGATTTATCACAGGGTGGTGACTTCTGCTCTTTTGTATTCTTATTCCCTATATCCCAATTCCGGTTTGGTGTTAAGACCGTTAACTACATTTCAGAATTTACATTACACAAACTCCCAACAGCTATGAGAGCTAAGTATGAAAATTTCATAAAAGAAGGTTCATTGGTAGTTATGGACGGAACAATCTTAGACATGATGGAAGTCTACGAGGATTTGGATAAACATATCATCCAATGCGGATACGACGTTAGATGTTTAGGATACGACCCTTACAACGCAAGAGAGTTTATCTCTAGATGGGTTACAGAGAATAGTGAATTTGGTGTGGAGAAAGTTATTCAGGGTGCAAGAACAGAGTCAGTACCATTGACTGAGTTAAAGAAATTAGCTTCAGAACGAATGCTTATATTTGACCAGGAGATGATGACTTGGACTATGGGTAACGCAATTACTATTGAGGATACGAACGGTAACAAGAAGTTACTGAAGAAGAGTTACGAGGCTAAGATCGACGCTGTAGCAGCTATGATGGACGCTTTTGTAGCCTTTAAGTTAAACAAAGACATGTTCGATTAAGGAGGGAAGGTATGAAGTATTTCAATACGACCTATTACGACTCTCTGAAACATTCGGACACTAAGAGAGATCTTGACGGTACAAGTATTTCTAAAGAGAAAGGTACCGACGGAAAAGCTAATAATACCTCAGCTTACAATCATGATTATTACATACATCATAAGGAAAAGTGGCAGGACAATAAGGATTCTAAGAATGGTTCATCTAATGGAGAAGACAAATCTGGTCTTAAAGATGGTGATTTCGATCTGGATGCTGCAGCTTTAGATGTTATCAGGGGTAAGTATGGTAATGGGCAGGCTCGTAAAGATGCTCCTGGTGCCGATTACGAAATGATTCAGAAAAGAGTTAACGAGATGTATAAGGAAGGACGATTTGGTAACGGCTCTACTTCTAAGACATCAACCGATAACAAGACAGAGTCTACAGAGGCTTCTTCTGAGAGATCTACTAAATGGTATGAGAACTACAACAATAGAATCGCAGATACCAAAGCTCAAAAGGCAGAGAAGGCAGCTCAGGAAAAAGCTGCAAAAGAAGCACAGGAACAGGCGGAAAAAGAGGCAGCTGCGAAGGCTGCTAAGAAAAAGAACAAATAGAACGGAGGTACATTAAATGGCCACGATTTCACAAAGGTTCCGATCTAGTTGGAACGCATTTATGGGAAGAGATCCTACAAACGAACCTAAAGAATTAGTTGTATCTAATTACAGCAGCTATGGTTCGATGCCTTACAGGAACAGGTTCAGTACAAGTAATGCCAGATCAGTTATAGCAGCTATATACAACAGAATTGCTGTAGATGTTAGAGAGATAAACATGGTGCATGCAAAAATGGACGAGAATGACCATTATCAGAAAACGATGAAGTCTAATCTCAACCGTTGTTTGAATATAGAAGCAAATATTGACCAGACTGGTAAAGACTTCAAGCAGGATATTGTTGAATCTATGTTCGATGAAGGTGTTGTTGCAGTAGTTCCGGTGGATACAGACCACAATCCTACAGGCGATAGCGAAGCCTGGGACGTGTTATCACTAAGAACTGCACAGATACTTGAGTGGTATCCACAGCATGTTAAAGTGCGTGTTTATGACGAGAATGACGGGCAGCTTAAAGATATAGTTCTTCCTAAATCTATGGTTGCTATCATTCCTAATCCGTTCTATGCAACTATGAACGAACCAAACTCAACCTTACAGCGTCTGCTTAGAACAATAAGTAAATTGGATGCTCAAAATGACAAGTGTACAAGCAATAAGTTGAACATGATTATTCAGCTTCCGTATACTCTCAAGACTCCTCAGAGAAAACTTGAGGCTGATAAGCGAAGAAGAGACATAGAGAAACAGTTAGAGAGTTCTCCATTGGGCATCGCTTATACAGATGGTACTGAAAAGGTTATGCAGCTTAACAGACCTATAGAGAATGATCTCTGGCAGCAGGTTAAAGAACTTACTACAGAGTTATTCAATAAGATGGGTGTTACACAGGGCATATTGGATGGAACGGCTGATGAAGCTACCATGATTAACTATTACAACAACACAATAGCACCAATATGTTCATCAATAGCGGATGAATTTAAGAGGAAATTCTTATCTAAGACCGCTATAAGTCAGGGACAGTCCATTTACTACTACAGAGATCCATTTAAGTTGGTTCCTGTATCACAGCTTGCAGATATTGCAGATAAGTTTAGAAGAAATGAAATCATGACTTCTAATGAGATGAGAGCAGAGATAGGTATGCTGCCTTCAGATTCTGCAAATGCTGAAGAGTTGAGAAATCCTAACCTTAATGCATCCAAAGAGGAGATAGCAGGAAAAGGAAAGGATAAAGCAATTGAAGAGCTGTCGCATTCAGTATTGCTTGCGATGAGCTATCTCAAGTCAGTTGATGATTCTGGAGGTATTACTTCAGATGAATCATAAATTAACAGAAGGAGGAAATATCTATGTCAAAAAAGCATTACGATTTTGCTGGATGGGCTACCAAGAACAACATTCGTTGTACTGATGGTAGGACTATCATGCATGGAGCATTCTCCGCTGATAACGGAAAGAGGGTTCCACTTGTTTGGAATCATCAGCATGACAATGTCAGAAATGTTTTGGGTCATGCAGATCTCGAAGAGAGACCTGAAGGTGTTTATGCTTATTGTTCATTCAATAATACAGAACATGGTCAGGATGCTAAAGACTGCGTAGCACATGGAGATATTGTTGCTCTTTCTATCTTCGCAAATCAGTTGAAACAGGATGGTGCTAATGTTGTACATGGTGCTATCAGAGAAGTTTCACTTGTTCTTGCTGGAGCAAATAGAGGAGCAGTTATTGATGCTGTTCTCGCACATGGTGAGCTTTCAGAAGATTCAGCAGAGATTAGGTTCGTAGGCTATGACGACATCGAGATACATCATTCCGAAGATCTTGAAGAAGATGAAGACGAGTTCGATGAAGATGAACTTGAAGAGTCTGAAGAGGATGAAGAAGAGTTTGATGAAGAACCCGATGACGAAGAGGATGAAGAAGACGATGAAGAGCTTCAGCATGCGGACAGTGAAGATGCTAAAGAAGACAAAGACGCCGGTGATGGTGAAACAGTAGCTGACGTTATGAAGACCCTCACAGACAAACAGAGAAGAGCAGTAGCTATTATCATTGAGCAGATAACTGCTGAGTCAAAAGGAGAAGCGTCTGTTAAACATTCAGACGATGCTCAAAATGACAAGATTTCTGAAGACAGTGAGGAGACAATCGGAGATGTCTTAGAAACTCTCACGGACAAACAAAGAAAAGTTGTTGAATACCTTATTGGCGAAGCAACAAAGAAAGAAAACGAAGATTCAGAAGGAGGATCAGAAATGAAGCATAATGTTTTTGAAGGTTCTGAAAATACACAGAACACAATTTCACACGCTGAGATTCACGAACTCTGCAGAGTAGGTAAGCAGATGGGATCTCTTAAGGCAGCAGTAGAGCAGGCGGTTGATGAAGAGGTTCTTCAGCATGCTGATGGCGACTACGGTATTACAAATATTGACTATCTCTTCCCGGATGCAAAGGCTATGAATACTGAGCCTGAGTTCATCAAGAGAGATATGGGCTGGGTTGACGACGTATTTAACGGCGTACACAGAACACCTTTCAAGAGAGTAAAGAGTATCTTTGCTGATATCACAGAAGATGAAGCAAGAGCAAAGGGTTACATCAAGGGTAAGTTTAAGAAGGAAGAGGTATTCACTCTGCTTAAGAGAACAACTGACCCTCAGACAATCTACAAGAAACAGAAGCTGGACAAGGATGATCTTGAGGATCTTGAGGATAACTTCAATGTACTTCCTTGGGTTAAGAACGAGATGAACATGATGTTCAGAGAGGAAGTTGCTCGTGCAATCCTTATTGGTGACGGCAGACCTTCTTCATCAGACGACAAGATCCAGGAGAACCATATCCGTCCTATCTACAACGATGAGGATCTCTTCACAGTTAAGATTCCGGTTAACGTTGCAGCTAACGCTGATGAGGATGACATTGCTAGAGCTCTTATCAAGGCTATGGTTAAGGCTCGTAAGCAGTACAAGGGAACAGGTAACCCTACATTCTTCACAACAGAAGATTACCTTACAGATTGTCTCCTTATCGAGAATACTCTCGGTGAGAGAATCTACAAGTCTGAGGCAGAAGTTGCTACAGCTATGAGAGCTAGCAAGATCACAACTGTTGAGCCTATGGAGAACAAGACAATCGCTATCACAGAGAATGGCAGCACAACAAACTATCCTCTTATTGGTGTACTTGTTAACCTTACAGACTACAATGTAGGTGCTAAGAATGGTGGCAAGACAGACTTCTTCGAAGATTTCGATATCGATTTCAACCAGCAGAAGTACCTCTACGAGGCTCGTATGTCTGGTGCTCTTAAGAAGCCTTTCTCAGCTGTAAGTTTCTACCTTGTAGAAGGTAACTAAGATAAGGAGGTAATTAACTATGTTAGAGATAATTTACAACGACGCTAAAGACGAACATGTAGCTAATTTCGTAGCATACGGCAAGACTGCTGACAGCAAGCTTTACTATGATGCAGAGTACAAAACGCAGGTTTCTAAGGCTGATGCTGAAGATGCTTTCTCTAAGGGAAGACTTCTTGTTAAGACAGCTACAGGTATTTCAGCAGTAGTTAGCGTTGCAGGTACAAAGGTTCTCACAGTTGCTATGTCTGGATCTCCTGCAGCTCTTACAGGAACAGAGTGGGCTGTAGCTACAGCTTAATCTAACGGATGATCAAAATGGAGGCTATTTTATGAAGTGGTATGGTCAATTGGCTTACAGAGATAGTGTGGAAGTAGAGCCCGGTATATGGGAAGATCAGATTACAGAAGTAAATAAGTTTGGAGATGTTCTCCGGAATTATTCATCTAACCAACAGGGGTCCAAGATTAACGATGATATTACTGTTTCCAATCAGATTAGTATAATCGCTGACCCACAGCTTCTGGAAAGCTTCCACAAGATAATCTATATAACATTTGGAGGAGCCAAGTGGAGAGTAAGTAACGTTGAGGTTCGATACCCACGACTTATTGTCACACTTGGTTCTCTTTATGTTAGTGAGGAGGACGAAGATAATGGTGATTGATAGATTAACACTACACAACAAGTTAGTGGAGATTCTTGGTTCAACCAATGTCTATTATCAGGAACCTCCTAACACTGGAATGAAATATCCATGTATTCTATATAGTTTTAATACTATTTACGTGGATAGAGCAGATAACAAACCATATATACTAACCGGAAACTGGACAATAACTCATATGTATAAGAAGCCCTCAAACGACACGATTAAGTATCAATTACTTGACGCGTTCATGGGGGCTTCTTTTGATAGGAGGATTAAAAGTGACGGTGTGTATAACGATTACTACACATTAAATCAATAAGGAGGAAATACATATGTCAGTAATTACATTTGATGGCACTGGCGAGAAGAAATTCGAAGCTGGTGTGGACCACTGTGTCCTTTACCCTCAGACAAACGGAGCTTACCCTCTTGGCGTAGCTTGGAATGGTATCACAGGTATCACAGAGTCTCCCGAAGGTGGTGACGCTCAGGATTTCTATGCTGATAACATTAAGTACGGATCTCTTCGTGGTGCTGAGAACTTCAACGGTACAATCGAGTGCTACACATACCCTGATGAGTG